GCTCCACCGGAAGTCAGCGCCCATTTAGAGCCAGCGGTGCCGTCCCATGCTGCGGTCCCGCCAACCCAGTACCGATTGGCCATGCCTTACTCCGCTGGAGTTTCTACAGGCTCCGCTGGAGCTTCTACAGGAGGCGCGGTAACTACAGCAATCCAGTTGTTCAAACGCTGCTGCTTCATCTCTTCAATCTCGGCGTCAGACGGGATCACATCACCATAAAAGTGCAGCGCATCCCGAAACACGCCATGAGGAGTATCAAACTCAAAGTCAATCTTCATGATCAGAACCCAAAGTTTTTAGCCAGCATCTGCCATTTAGATGCCGCGCTGTTGTAAATAAAACCCATGTAGTCAGTCTTGCTTGATCCGCTAGACGCCGTAGGCAGCGCCTGATCAGTTGACCCAGCAAAGATAGCATTCCATGAGAATGTCTGAACGTTCGTACTCGTCAGCCTCAACGTAAGTTTCTGACCATTCACCGGCGTCCCAGTCGGCGCATTGACAGTCAACGTCCCAACAGCCTGCGTGTTTGCCTGAGTGGCCAGATCTGTTGTGTCGGCATTCATCGTTATCGATGTGCCGTCAGCAATAACAGAAACTCTGGTGTTGACACCACCCGTCGTTGTAACCGTAGTAAACGAGCCAGTAGCAGGAGTCGTGGCACCAACCGTGCCGTTGATGTTGATTGATGCGGTACCGGTTAAGTTAGTAACCGTTCCACTTGATGGCGTTCCCAATGCGCCGCCATTGACCACAAAAGCACCAGCAGAGCCGGTATTGACGCCAAGCGCAGTGACAACCCCAGTCCCGGTTGTAACCGTCGCAGGAGCCGCGCCAGCACCGCCGCCTACTACTAGCGCGTTAGACGCTAATGCAGCAGAGGATGCCCAAGTTGTGCCATTGGAAAAGTAAGGGACGCCGCCAGAAGTTCCAGCAATTGTAAATGCCGGTGTTGTGGTCGGATTGGCAACCGAAACGATACCACCCGTCCAACCAACACTTGTGACCGTTCCTGAACCACCACCAGAAGGAGTGGCCCAAGTGCCGTCACCCCTCCAAAATGTAGTGCTAGAGGCAGACGTTCCGCTATTTAGGTTTGCTACTGGTAAATTACCCGTAACACCAGTAGATAATGGTAAGCCAGTTGCGTTAGTTAATGTGCCGCTAGAAGGGGTTCCCAATGCCCCGCCATTGACCACAACCGATCCAGCAGACCCCGTGTTAACACCCAGAGCCGTAACAACCCCAGTCCCAGTCGTGACGGTTGCGGGAGGAGAGCCAGCACCTCCACCTACTACTAATGCGTTAGCGGCAAGTGCTGCGCTTGATGCCCAAGTGGTGCCGCTAGAAAAATAAGGTACCCCGCCAGAAGTGCCGGCAATTGTAAACGCTGGCGTCGTAGTTGCCGTTGCAACAGAAACAATCCCACCAGTCCAACCAACACTGGTAACCGTTCCGGAACCAGTGGTGTAATTTGGAATGTTGAGCGTATTGCTAATTAAAGTGGCTGCCCCGGATGTTCCGGTCGTGGTCAGTGTGATTGGCGCTTGGTAATCGGTTCCAGCAGATGCCGCACTGATTGCTGTTCCGTTGCCCTTCAACACTCCAGTTATGCTAGTGGATAACGTGATTGCTGGAGTCGTTGTATCGGTGGCGACCGTACCCGCTAGTCCATTCGCAGACACTACAGAAACTTTCGTGACTGTGCCCAGCGTTGCTCCTGCGCCGTAGTCAGGAACATTAAGAGTGTTGCCAACCAATGAGGCCGCACCGCTTGTTCCGGTTGTGGTCAGAGTTATGGGAGCTTGATAATCCGTTCCGGCCGTAGCAATCGTTACCGGAGTGGTCCCGGTTCCTTTTAATATGCCGGTTAAAGACGATGCGCCAGTCCCCCCGCTCGGAACGGTTAAAACGCCTCCCGAAGCTAGAGTGGCCAAAACCCCAGTTGTCGTGACGTTGAGAACCCCCTGCGGACTGCTGGCTGACAGCGTCAACCCATTGGTAGCCCCTAGGTACCGGCTATTTGCCAGCGTAGGCTCTTGGTTGACCGTAATGAATGTCTGCGTCTGTACAGGAGATCCAGCAAGCGCCGCCGCCGTCGTTTGCTTTGTAACTCCGTTCTGAACAATTGGAACCGCTTCCGTCCCGGTAATGGCTCCAGCGACGGGCAACTGCGTGATGGTAACTTGTGCTGACATTACTCTTGGCTCGGTGGGCTAGGGGCAAGCGTGTCTTCATTCCCAGTGCTTGTCGGGGTCTGCGTGTTGCCCTCAGTTGAAATTTGGAATTGATTGCCGCCGGTGGTGATCAGGTAATCATCGTTGGCCGCCACGCTCACATCAGGACGCGGGAACCTGATCGTAATCCGCTCCGTCTTCCTCGCAGGCAAACGATAAGGATCAAACTGGTCAGCGCAACCAGTATCGCAAACCTGCAATCCGGGAAAGTTTGGATCCGGCCTCAACACCGAATGTGGATACTTCATCTTGCATCTATCGCAAACCGCGATTGCAATATCTGCATACCCACGAGTGTCAAGGAAGCGTGGCATTATTGTGTGTAAACGCTGATGTTTGGAGCAAAGTAGATTGGAGACTTATCGCGCTCTTCAGCTTCAGCTTGCCCTAAATACTTCTCGGCTTGCGCCTCAAGGTACTGAACCCGATCTAGAGCAACTCCGGGCAACTCTAGGCTCATGCGATGAGCCAGCATCATAACCGTAGCTTCATACCACCTCTGAGGCACTTCCAACTCATCCGTCAATGCACCAACGTCGTCAATCTGACGTGAGTACCAAATTGTCATTTGAATGAACGGGTCGCTCGGAACTGGCCACAAGTAGATCTTGGATTGCGGAATCGTCCGGTCAAACCAATACTGAAACGGTTGATTGGCCGTAAAATTCTTGTTCGGAAGATTGGTGTAGTCGTCTCTGTTGAGACGCGCCATTGTAATTTCGGTTGAGTTATTCCCAAAGAACAACTCCCGCAGGCTCAATGTCCCTGAGATCGCCCGGATACGGTAGTACGGGACCGTGAACCCCGGATCAATGTCGTACCAAAGCCACTCGTTGTCAACCCAGACGGTTGACCCCGGCGCAGAGATGGTCTTCCATGTAGCTCCGTCAGAGGAACACTCAAATACCACATTGAACGTGCCAGAAACGCCCGGCAAGATGCCAATAGACCCGATGTAAACCGAAGACCCATAGTTAACCGAAATGTTGCCACCGGGGCTTGTCTGGGTGCATATGGTATCAACATCGCCGTCATAGACGTTTGAGACTACTCCGCCAGCGCTGCTGGAGTAAGAGCCACTCGGCCTTGCCATCTTCCGATACAAGGCTTGCAATACGTCGTTTCCGCCAAGCGGTAGGTCGTAAATGTACTTGTCCGCATTCAGACCGTACACTTTTTTGTTGATTGCCCAATACTGAATCCCTAAGTTGATTAGGTTGGACAACAGAAAGAACAGCGATTCACGAGCAGACGTTACCTGCTCCGACGTGAGTTCCTCAGCCAGCTTACCGGCTCGGCGTGCCCCGTGGTCGATCAACTGCTGAACATTGATGACCGTGGTGCCAACAGTACCTGAATACGCCATTTACCACCCCGGACAATTCCAACGCTTCATTGAGGCCCGAGAACGACTTCCTTTCTCGCTCTTTTCCGCCACCGGACCCATTCTGGCGCAAAACGAATCACGCCGTGCTCCGCCTTGTGGTTGCGGAGCTTTGAGATTAGATCCAGTCTCGCTATTGTACTTTGCTCTGCCCTTTGCGGTAAGCCCTGCACCCTGATCGGCAGGCAATTTCTCGCCCCGACCAATTGCCAAACTAGGGCCGCCGTTTTTCATCTTTGCGGTCTTTGCAGATTCTTTGAAGTCTTGCGCGGTTGGTGCGCCCGGTGATCCGGGTTTGCGCATCTTTTCGCCACTGCCCTCGGCTATCCGCTCACGTTTGGCATTGATATTGGCATACAGGCCGCCGCCTTTCATTTTCTTTTCCAAGAACACTTTATCAACCATTTCCAACCTTTCTGGTTTGGTTGTCTCTTTGTTAATAATGCTCAAGCGCTCTGATTTGCTTTTTCCTTCGTCATAAAACCCCTCTTTTTTCAAGGATTTTATTACGCCGCCATCGTTCATTTTTTTATCGGCCGCTGCAAACTCCTTCCCAACCGACGTAGGAATGCCAACCTTCTTGGCAAACTTTGGATTGTGAGCAACCGCCTCCATCAGGCGGTGCTGGTCTGGTGATTTGCTTGGCATGATCAGTCAGCATTCTTGATAAGAACCAACTCAAAGAACCCAGCGGCCTCGTTGTCAGCAGCACCACCAATTGCTTCGCCTTGAATGCGAGTCTTCTCGGCAATTGCAATAGGATATGGGAAGTCAATGGTAGAAATGCCGTTGTTGGTTACGATGACTGGGCCAGTCAATGCAATTCCGTTTGTACCAACAAAACGTGTTCTCGCCGTAATCAAAGTGGTTCCAGCGTCTTGCGCCAAACCAATTCTAGCAACAGCCAAATAGCCCGTGAATCCAGCAGGAACTGTGTATTGGCTTGATGTTGCGTTGTTGAAACCAGCCGCAATCACATTGTAAATAGTTGCCGGTACGCCAGAGGTCACAGTGCCTGTGCCAATGTAAATAATTCCTTCGTTTGCAAGGCTTGTACCTGCGGTTGTCACCAACATAGCGTTGATGCGCAAGAATGAATTTGTGGTCGTTACAGCCGTTTGACCATTCATGGTCACGGTCTCACTAATGACCGCATAGTTGGCATCCAAACCAGTAATCAACACAGTTCTTGCGCCAGTCCCTGCTGATGTGTCGTCTGCATCAGCAGAACTCACGGTCATTTGCAAAGCGGCTGCTGGATAGGAAAGGTTGCCAACAGGGGTGATCATTTCCCATGCGGTGTCAACATCCGAGTTGTACCCAGCAATAGTTACGACAGAGTGCGCCTGAATTTGACCACGCGCCACTTGCAACTCAAACGGCTCGTATGCACCTTGGCGGGATACTGATGAATAAATTCCCATACTAATCTCCAATGAAGACAGGGGCCGAAGCCCCTGCTTTTAACACGCGCCGCCGGCCTTCTTCATGAAGTCACGAGCCGGACCGTACTTCTCATTACTGTCCTTCTTCGCAGCCTTCATCGTTGGTGCAAACTCAGCATTATTGATGGCCTGCAGTTTTGCGTTGTTGGGCGCAACCCTGCCTCCCTTCTTATAAGTGCCGGAAAGCATATTGATCGCTACAGGCTGCGGCATTGGCTTACGCCCCTGCTTCATTTGCTCCGGACCGCCGTCGTCTTGTACGCGGCCGCCCTCAGCAAACTTTTTTGCAGCACCGCCTGTGCGGTATCCACCGCTGTTAGCCTTCATCACGCCGCCAGTTTTGAAACCACCGGCATTACCCTTCTTCACTTCGCCAGTGTTGGCTGGTGAGTTATCGGCCTTGGCAGTGTTCATCTGGGTCGTAGCATACGAACCCGAGGTCTTCTCGGAAACGATTGCACCGCCCGTGGCGCACTTCATCATGCCGCCCTTCTTAAAACCACCAGCGTTGCCGTTCTTCACACCGCCGGTCTTAGCCGGTGCGTTGTCAGGCTTGGCAGTGTCAACAATGGTCGTCGCAGGCGTACCACGAATTGACTCAGAAGGAATAGCGCCGCCAGAAGCGTACTTTCCACCTTTTTTCAACTTCAGTTCGGTGCCCTTACCGCCCTTGTGCTCTTGCATATCGTGCTGCTTGAAGGCTTTCTTGATCATGGCCTTGTCTTGCGCCGTATCACCGCCTTCCTTCATACCCATCATCCGCGCTGCGCGGCCTACAGGAGCCGACTGAGCAGCACCCATATTCCGCATAGCCCGACGACGTGCGGCAAGCGCTGGCATCTTAGGAGCGGCCGCTGGGGCCATTCCACCGCGAGCAGGTCCGACAGAGCCCATAGGCATTCCGCCCATTTGCATCTTCTTCTCTACCGCACCGCCCTTCTTCAACTTCAACTCAACAGATGGCTCGGTGGTCTCCATCTTCACCATTGGTTTGAACTGACCCATTTCAGCCTCCTTTAGGCTTGTGTGACGCCAAGAGCGCCAACTCGGGTTGCATTGGGTCCGACTGCGATTGCAGGCAGGGCCAGCGTCATAACAAGGCGCTTGATGCCATCAGCCGCCGAACTCGGAGCAAACGTACCGCGAACGTCACCGGTAGTCGTCGTAGCCGTTGCAGTGTCTGCGACCGTCAACGTGCCAGAAGTGTCATCGGCAGTCGCATTGTTCCAACCGTAACGGACAACGTATGACTTATCAATGAATCGAACCGGACAACCAAAAATGTCTGCAGTTCCAACCGTCACCGCCGTTGTGGTGCCACCAGCAGCAACCGTTACTGAAGTAACGTAGTAGAACGCCTTCTTGCCGTTTACAGTCGAACCAACCGTTGAAGTGATTGCCTCGGACATTGGCTGACCGTAGTAATCATATCCAGACACGGTAAAGGTGCGCTGAGTACCAGCCGCAGCCTGCGTAACACTAACCGCACGAGCTACGTCCAACTGAAGAGCAGTAACACCGTTGGGCAGAACAACCGACTTAGACGAAGTGCCTGCCGTAAGAGTGAGCGCCCCAGCAGCAGCCGGAGTCTGACTTGCGGCGACGTTTGCAGTCTGAAGAGTTTGTGGAACCAGATCAAAAACGTAGATCCGACCCAATGGACCAACACCCAACTCCATCGGGGAGGGGTTGTCAAATTGAATGTTTGTATGCGCGGTCATCGTGGTGCTAGACGCAGTAGACGAAGCGCTTACCGTGTAAGTGCCAATCCCGCCTGTGCCGGTGCCGAAAGCGGTGATGTATGTACCATCGGTGACGCTTGAACCGTCAACGTACATACCCAAAACAAGTGGTGCGCCTTGCAACAGAGCAGTCACGGTCAGCGTAGTTGTCGCAATTGAACCAGTGAACGTCGTGCTGAAAGGGCGAATACCCGTACCCATGTAAGTCTGGGCAGGACCTAAAAACAAATCGTCTGAAAACTGAGGCATGGTCTGCTCCTTGAAAAGTTTGACCAACCAAAAAAGAAAGGGGGGTGATTAGCCCCCCACCGAGGCCTTGAGATATTGAATCGCTGCTTGCAAAATGTCCTCGCTGTCTCGAAAAAGACCAAGTCCACGATTGCACTGCGTGCAAAGCAAACCTCTCGCCTTCCCCGTATTGTGATCGTGATCAACGGGCATAGCAATCACTTTCCCGCGAATGACGGTTGTTTCGGGTCGCTTGCATATAGCACAGACACCATTTTGTTTGGCAAAAGTTTCTTGATGCCACTGATAACTAACCCCGTATTTTTTACGAAGGTCTTTGTCCGAATAGTATTCGGGGTTTGCAGCACGAGACTTCTTGCTCCATTCCCGCATATATTCTTTGTAGTCTTCACTGGAAGCACGAGACTCTTTCCAATAAAAGTTGTCTTTAGACCAAGGTCTGGATTTGTCTGGCCTAAATGCCTTAGATCTCTCAGTTTTTTCTGGGACTTCTTCGACAAATTTCCAAAAATCCTTTCCCCACTCAGAATCCATGCTCAAACGATGATGTCTACGAAGCCCAGTCCATACTTTGTAAAGCGGGTGCTGTTCTCGTTTCCCCCAATCGCCCGGCCTGCTATTTTCAACTTCCCCGGTTCTTCTAACCCTTGTGTAGTGCATCTGGCATAAGCCTTTTGCAATTACCGGGTTGTTACAACCGATTACATGACATTTTTCGGGCATCTGCATACTCCTTGGTTTTTACGCCTCGGAGTATACAGACCCGCGCTAGACTTTACAAACCCGCGTCAGACGCCGGGAGTCCCATAAAGTGCCCGTGGATCGGTCCAGCCCACCTGATAACGCTCGGTTGCCTTGTAGCGCATAGAGTCGGTCTCGAAATCACCTTCCATAGTCTTTTCGAGCTTGCGACGCATCAGCAACTTCAGGCCCTCAGGCGCATCGGTCTGAACCCACCATGCAGTCTGGTTGGTCAAACGCGACAGAACAGCGGCACCTTCGTCCAGCAAGCCAATAGACTTGATTGGGTTCAGGTCGTTGTTTGCCGTGCCTGCACGCAGAACCGACTTCAGCAGAACCTCGGCTTGGAACACGTTGCCCGGTGCAACCACCAGTTGACGTGGAACCAGACGAATCTTCTTGCCGTTGTTGTCCACTGCCTGACGGATCTGGATGAGCATCTGCTCAAGCGAGGTCTGCGAC